TGGGAGGTCAGATCTCCACCTCGCAGGCTTCCAGGATCTCCTCGACCTGCTTGCGCAGACGAGCAGGCACCTGGTCGATGGTCTTCTTGCCCTTGATAATCAGGGTAGCGTACACAACAGCCATTTCGTCTTCCTCCTTTCTCAGCAGATATTTAAGACAAAACTCGCGGAGGGCGCTCATACGGCGTCCTCTGCGAGCAGAGCCTCCACGGCTGCCCGGAGCCTCTCCGGGACATCTTCGATGGTCTTCTCACCCTTGCGAATCAGGGTCGCGTAAATTCTTGCCATAGCTTTATCCCTCCGTAGCCGAAGTCGCTGCGATGACCTGCTCGTAGACATCGCACAATGCCATCTGAGTTTCGGTCATCTGGTTCTCCAGAGACGAGATCTTATCCGCAAACGCACCGTCGCTGACCGCGGTGGTGATGCTGGTGAGCTGCGCCGTCGCGGCGTCGAGGATCGTCTTCATCTGCGCGGTCAGGTCTTCCGGCAGGTTGTCGCCATACTGGATGGCACCAATGACGGCATTGTCCGTCTCGCGCTTAATCCACTTCTTCAAGAGGTTGCAGTAGGTCGTGTGCTTCGTGACGTAGTTCTTGTAAGCTGCGTACAACACAACCACATCGGCGGCAGAATAGGTCTTGACCTCCCCACCGTCGCAATGGTACTGCTGCTCCTTCGCGCCGAGCGTGACGGCGGTAAACATGGATTCGATATTCGCCTGATCGTGCGTCTCCAGAGAGAAATGCTCCGTCCCACCGCTCAGTTCTACGTCGATACCGGCGTAGATCTTCTGCTGGCAGGTTTCGTTCGCCATGCCGATCTGCTTCTCGGACAGCGTCAGCAGGTCATCCTTTCTCCATACGAGTCCCATGACTTTCCCTCCTTACTGGAACGCGCCGCTCACGCCGGAGATATATCCGCCGGCGGACGTGCCGCGCTCCACAGTGATGCGGAAGTTGAACGCCGCGCCGTTTACCGCGGTCTTATTCTTGAACACGATGTTTGCGCCGCTCTTGGCCTCCGCGGTGACGTCCTGCCACACTGGGCTGGTGTCCTTCGCGTTGTTGGTTGCCTCGACCTTGTAGACCGCGCCGGCCGGGATCTGCCCCACGACCGACATGACCGCCGCCGTGATGTCGCCGGAAACCGCCAGCGGCGTCTTCAGCGTGATGGTCGCCTTGTGGACGGCTTTCGTGAAGGTGGCCGTGAAGGTCGCACTCGCCTTTCCATCGCTCACTTCGATGGTGATGGTGTGCGTTCCGTTGAGAATCTTCTGGAACTCCGCCGCGGTGCTGGCGCACTCGAAGGTGAGCTGCGTACCGCTGGTGACATTCGTGCGCGTCTTCTTCACGACACCGTCCAGCTTTTCCGTGACCGTCAGCTTGTCGCCGTCGGCATCGTTGGGCGTGTACTTGAAGCTGAACGCCGCCGTCTTACTGCCGAGGTTCACGCCACTCGCACCGCTGGTACTGGTGATGGTCGGGGGCGTATTCGTGGATACGGTGCCGTCATCAGAGACCAAGAGTGTAGAGGGAAGAATCAAAGCGGGGCGGATGCCGCGCGAGTAGGATGCGTCGAAGTTGCCGTAGTCGCCGTTGGAGTAGACGAGCCACACGATGCTGGTGAAGCTGGTGTACGGGGAGCGGAGCCACCAGAGGGCGGCCGAGCCGTTCAGGTACGCAATGCGCTTGTTCAGCGCAGACGAACCGGTTCCGGCCTCGAAGTAGGACAGCTTCGCACCGTCTACCGGGAAGTAGGAGTTGTCGCTGGTCGTGAAGCCAATCTCGTAGCCGGACAGCAGGAAAATCTTGCAGAGTAGGCCGTTAGCACCGCTCTGATCCGAGCCGCCGGAACCACCGTTCTTGCGATACGGGAGCTTTACCTGCTTGATTGCGTCCCTGATGTTGCTCTCAAACAGGTTGAGGAACGTTCCATTCAGATAGCTGTGGATGGTACTGTTCTCCAGATTGTTCACATTCGAGTTGTGCCACTGTCTGTTCTCGTAGATGTCCTTCATCAACAGCCAAGTGCCGTCACAGGAGTTATCGTACAGAGAACTCGGCTTGCCCTGATGGACGACGATGAACTCTTTTGCCGTACCGTTGACTTTCAGCTTGACGGTGCTGCCGACGGCCTTGGTGCTCAAAAGCACATTTGCCATTTCGTTTTTCCTCCTTGATAAGAGTTAAGAGTCAGCCCACGGAGGAACGTCCGTGGGGCGTTGGGCATAAGAAAAGGAGCCGGATTTCTCCGTCTCCCTGTTCTGATGCTGTTTCTTGTAGAGGTTGCGGCATTGGCGCAGCCTTCGCTTATCGCGTACCGCACGGTTTCCGTTGAGTTTCCGGTGGATCTCCACCGGCTCACCGATGATAGCCTCCACCTTCTTTGCGTATTTCGCCCGCAGCTCGTGCGTATCGCCGTATGCCGCGTGTGCGTCCCACGCTCCGAAACTCTGGAGGATAGCGTCCTTCGTAACCTCGCCGCGCTTGTAGGCTTCCTCCCAGAACTTCACCTTCGCACGGATTCGCTGGATGCTGTCCCGTCGAAGTTTCTGGATGATGCCACCGCTTTCGGTAATGTACGAATGGAAGCCGAGGAAGTCGATGCCGTTCCTCAGCGGAAAGATGCCAGTCTTCTGGTTCAGTTCCAAGCCCCAGCCGTCCATCAGCGCCCGAATGTCCTTCAGGATCTCCTTCAACCGCTGTTTGTCTGAGAGGATGACGTAGAAGTCATCCATGTATCGCCCGTAATACTTCAGGCGGTATTTCTCTTTCATCAGGTGGTCGAACTCGTCCAGAAACATCAGGGCGAGTAGCTGGCTGGTCTGGTAGCCGAGGGGCAGCCCGTCGGTCGTATTGATGTAGACGCACAGCAGGTCATAGATCTGCGGGTCTGCGCCGCGCTTATCGAGCAGTGCCTTCAGTTTGCGTTTCAGCTTGTCGTGGTCGATGCTGGCGAAGAAGTGATGCACGTCTCCTTTGAGAATCCACCCATCGGTTCCGCGTTTCTCCCGCCGGTAGTAATCGACCATGTGCTGCTTCAGCCGCATCAAACCATCGTTGGTGCCCTTACCGGTCTGACTGGCGAAATTGTCCCGAATGAAGCTCTTCGTGATGGCTTCATACAGGATGTTGTCCACGACCGCGTGGAGGACGACTTTGTCCACGAACGCGGGCGCTTGGACGAGCCGCTTCTTCGGCTCATAGACATAAAACACCTCAAACCTGCTCGGAACGTAGGTCTTGGTGCTCAGGATCGTTGACAGCTTCTCGGTACAGGCCAGAACATTCGCCTCGTACTGGGCGGTTCCCGGCTTTGACCGTTTCCGCTTTCTGGCCTCCAAGTAAGCTGCGTACAGCGTTTCAAAGCTGCACATCTCTTGATAGGTCATAAACTCGCTTCTTTGCTGTTGTTGCTTCCTCTGGTCTGGGTATAGGGCAAGCTCCAGACCAGCCATCACTCCTAACACCGGTCGTCTTGCCCCCGGCAGCCGCAGCATCCAAGTCAGGATGGCGAGCCTCGGTGTGATGTGTTTATCGCCCATCCATGCACAGACGGGCGACAGGATATGACTCCCTTTGATGATGGTGTACTGTGTTCGTCCCATCGGAGGGATTACTAATCTCACTTTCCATCAGAGCGGGGCGGATGCCGTTCGAGTTGGATGCGTTGTTGTTGTTGTAGTTGCCGTTGGAGTTGACGTTCCACACGTTGTTGGTGTTGTTGGTGTTCGGGGAGCGGAGCCACCAGTTGGCGGCCGATGCGAGTCATACCCTAACTCAAGGCGGATGCCTCCGCCATGAACCCTGATTACTTCCGGGCGGACTGGGCTGCGGAGCAAGCGGACATCACCAGATTGAACAGGCTCTTATCCTCCTTCTCCTTCTTCTCCGACCGGAGCTTGTTGGCTCTGCCGCGGTCTCCCTTCAGCCACGCCATCGCCATATACTTGACGTCTGTGACTTTCTTGGTCCAGACGCCTGCCTTCTTCACGCTGATGATGCCTTCGTCCATACAGATCGTGATATACTCCAGCAGCAGTGAGCAGCCGTCCACCACTTCCTCGATCTTGTGGATTCTATCCTCATACGCCACCACGAAGTTCGTGTTGTTGGCGCGATGGATGTCCGTCAGGATCTTTTTCGCGGTTTCGCGCATATCCTCTCCATACATTCGGAAGGTACTCTTTGTGAAGCCCTCCTTGTCCTTGGTGTCAAGGACGTGTACGACCTCTTGGCAGACCATCTTGACATCGCAGATGTCGTCGAGCTCGGCAACCCGTGTGATAATTGCTCGAACGTCGGCCTTGCTGATGTCGCCGGAGACAACTCTCGTCGCCTGCTTGGTGTACTTCAGAAGCTCCCTTGCTCTGTTGCCAAGCAGAAACTCCTTATCGGCCATGTCTGCACTTCCTTTCCAGGCATTGCCCGTTTAATACGGCGGCCAGGTCTCCCGGCTCGCCGTTGAAAATACAGCAGTCGCTCTTGACGGTCAGCGTCCCATAATTTTGCGCGTGGGTCATGCCGCAGATGACAAGATCGGTACTGCGTTTGAGGTCGCACGGAGGCGTGATCGCTGAGAATAAGTTCCCGATGATGCAGGAGATTTCATCAGCGGGGCGAGAGAAAATAATCTCCTCTGCCATCAGAACTCGATCCTGCCCAGCGATGCGTTCCATACGCCGGTCACGTTGACCGCACTCAGGTCGGTGAAGCCGACGCTGAACGGATTTTTCGTGATCTCCGTGCCGTACTTCAGCTCGATTGCCTTTACGGCTGCATCAACAGCCGCGATGGAAGCGCGGATGTCGCCGTGAGCGGAAGCATTTTCGTTGTGCGCCGCCACATCCTGATCGACGAGATCGTCGGTCTGTTTCCTCGTGTAAGCATCAACGTCGGGGCGCTGAGATGCGGTCAGCTTGCCGTTCGCGTCCAGCGTTGCGAGCCCACTCGGCGTACCGACCTGTTCGGTGGTCAGATACTTGCTGTCATCGGTCTGAGCCTGACCGACATTTACGGTTCCATAAGCCATATCGTCCGGTTACTCCTTTCCCTGATTCAGCCAGTATTCCGCGGAAATAGCGGCGGCCGGAGCGGTCTTCGCCCATACGCGGATCTTCCCCGCCAACGTCTGGTTGGTCGGAGACATCCCGCAGGCGATAGCCGCTGCCTGACTGTTCGGCGCAATGGCAATGTCAACACGGTCTTTCGCCGTGATTCCCGCCACAACGATGTCGCAATAACTCGGATAATCTTCCGAGTTCTCGTCGGTTCCCCAGCCGGTAGTCGGAATCGTGATTGCCTTCGTCTTCTGCTTGTCGGCCTTCACATCCTCCATTTCCTGCATCGCCTCCGTCACGGTCTGCGCCAGATTGGCTACCAGACCGTTCGTAAAGCTCCTCGCCGCTTCCGCACAGGCTTTCAGATGGTTCAGGTATGTCAATTTACCCATGCGTTACTACCTCCAAGATGGATAATCACGGGGCGAGGGTTTTGCCCTCGCCCCTTTTCAGTCTACGCTGTGATTACGCTCAGACGGTGGCGGCAAAGACCTCGTTCAGCATCTCAGTCACCTCATTGTCGGTGGCGATAGTGCCGTGCACGACGTCGGTAGGCTCGGTGTAGACCGTGACCTCGTCGCCATTGACCTTGACGTTGCCGTTGGTCTCGGAAGCCTCGACCTTGGTAGCGCCCTCAGCCACACCGCCGAGCTTGGTGCCCTCAGCGTCGGTCATCAGACGCTTGCCAGCCTCGGCAGCGACGAAGTCATCAGCCTTCTTACCGGAGTCGGTCAGGTTGCCGTTCTCATCGAGGCCGGCGAAGTTGCCGGAAGTGGCGCTCTTGACCTTGTCGGCCTTACCGCTGATATCGGTCTTTTCGGGAGTGGGGACGTACAGGCCGTCGCCTTTCAGGACGAGGACGTTGCCGTCTTCCTTGGAGATGTTGACCTTGACCTCGACCTCATAACCAGCAATCTCGATGGTGGTGGAAGCATCCTTGCCGGTTTCCTTGGCCTTGTAGGTATCGACCAGAGCGGCCATGTTCAGGAAGCTGTAGGCAACGCTGTCGGGGTTCTCGCCCTTGACGGCGAGGACCATGACAGGCTTGCCGTCAAGGCTGGGGTTGGTGGAGCCGGGATAGGTGGCTTCAGCCCACTTGAACTTGGCGACGAATTCGGTCTTCGCCTGATCGAGGAACATTTCGGTCGGGAAGTCGAACGTGAACGCGGCAGTACCGCTCTTGTCCTCGCTCGTGTAGAGGGAGACGGTATTGCCGTCAACCTTACCGGACTTGAACGCGGCAGCAGCGGAGTCAGACGCCTTCTTCAGGTCAGCCTTGGTAGCGTAGTCGCTCTTGATCTTCTCAGCCAGGGCCTTCAGTGCTGCGAGTTTTGCGAGTTTGGAAACATCGTAAGCCATTTTTGTTTTCCTCCAAAAATATACTATATTTGTTTATCGGGACGCTCAGATCAGGCTTCAGATCCGAACACCTCGTTAAACATCTCTGTTACCTCAGTATCGGATGCAACCGACACCGCTTCTGCGCCCATAGGCGCAAGATCGCCAGCCTCATTCTGGATGAGGTAGCGTTTCGCCACGCCGTCGACAATGACGGAAATTTCCTGACCAACGTATGCAGTCGGATTGCTCTTGGCATATTTCTCTGCCTCAGCCATCGACTTCCACGTCTCCGTGCCGTCGAGAGAAAAGGCATCCTGACGCTTGATCGTCAGCGGGAACTCCATCTTGGCGTAGTTGTTCTGAGTGTTATTGACTGCCATATTTCATTCCCTCCTCTCAACCGAGCGTGACTTTCAGAACCGCAGCGTTCTCGTACGGAACGGCCGGCTCGAAAACCCACACGTTGTATTCCTTGGCGGTGTAGCCGTTGGCGCCTTCGACGGCGACAGTCTTCTTGGTGAAGGTATCGGTCACATCGGCATTCAGCGCAGTCTCGTTGATGACCTTTTTTACACCGGTCTTGCCGGCGATGCAGGCAATCACAACGCGATTCGCGCCAGCGGGAACATTGACGGTAATGACGCCGGGAGCGTATGCCTTGCCGGACTTGGTCAGGCCGCGGATGTACGCGCTGTCCAGAGCCGGCTTCTCGGCGGTTGCGCCGAAGAAGTAGTTGCGGAACGGCGTGTACGCAGCGGAGTCCTTCGTCTTAGACCCAGCCGCAATCGCAACAGCGGGGTTGGACGCGCCGCCGAGGTTGTCCTCGGCCTGCACACCAGCACCGTGCGTCGCTGTCACGCGGTACTTCAGGCTTGCCACAGCGTTAGCGCCGCCAGCGTCGCCGATGATGAAGCCGTTGCCGTCGTTGTTGTCGCTGCCAGCAGGCAGGGACGCGGCGTCCACGGATGCCACCTGCTCGGTGCCGCCGTCGGTGATACGCTCAACCTTCCAGTTGGACGCCACGACGCCAGTACCGGCCTTGGGGCCGTACTTGTAGGAACCGGGGTTCAGGTTGGCAGCCAGATAGGACGCGGTTGCAACCGCAGTACCGGCTTCCACTGCACCCGCACCGCTCAGGCCGAAGCCGTTGATGGACGGGTTCGCCGTGATGGTCGGCTGAAGGGTCTTCGAGGTCAGGTCTTTCAGGATCGCCGCGACGGACTTGCCGGACACTTCCTTTGTGGCCGTGCCGTTCTTGTCCTTCGTCCAGTTGCCGATGCGGTCGTAATCGCCCGCCAGCATCAGGTTCTCGCGCATGATGACCTTGTCGGCGTCCACGTTGCCGGTCATCGCTTCCCACGCCTCGCCGGTGTACTGGTACGCAGACTTCTCGTACTCCTTGCCGCCGACGGTGGTGGTCACGACGAACACATCGCCCGCCTTCGGGGTAATGTCGGTGTGCGCCGCGAAGTACGCCTCGATGACGCTGCTGTCGGATGCGGACAGGTCGGACTTCGTGCCCTCATAGAGTGCGCCGCCGCCCAGACCAGCCAGAGCCGCTGCCAGCTCTTCGTCGGTCACGCAACCGTCGAGATTGACCGTGGTGTCATCCAGCAGTTCCACCGCGCCGTCTACCAGAGCGTAGATGTCGTAGTGGCTTGTCTCGGTGTTCTTAACAAGGTACAGGATATTCTCCTGTGCCTCCTCCGCGGTCGGGATAGCTTCGGCCTTCTGGAACGAAGCGTGACCCGCCTTGGAGATAGCCGCCAGATACTCTTTCTTGATACGGGTAGCCGTATCTTTCAGAGCCTGAAGGCTTGCGAGTTTAGAGGTGTCGTATGCCATTTAATCGCTCCTCTCAATGGTCTTTGCCGGTAGTTTAGGGGTTCTCGTCCTCAGAGGGGAAGACTTCGTCCAGCATGGATTCCGTGTCTTCGGTGGAGGCCATGTCGTCGGGGCTGACGCCGCTGGTCGATGCGGTGATCGTGCCGTCCGCTGCCACAGAGATACCTTTGCCGATCTTTACGCCGCCGAGCCGCGTTGCCGTAGCCACGGGCAGCACATAGGTCGAGCCTCCGCCTCCCCCACTGCTGCTGGCACCGGGAGATACGAGGGCGATGGTCGCCTCCATATCCTCGTCAGGACTTCTCTTTGCCCAGAAGCGCAGCACACCGGCAAGGGTCTGCACCGTCGGGCAAAGGCCAGCGTTTTTCGCGGTCTCAAGGGCCGCTTTATGCAGAGCGACGTTCGGGAACTGCGTTTCCGCAGCCTCCGTCACGGGAACATCGACGTAGTAGCGATACTCGTCCATGTCCCACGCGCCCTGTTCATCAGGATTCTCCTCCTGCCATGTCCAGCCGGTGTGGGGAATCGTGATGTCTTTGATGATTGCGGTGCCGACACCGCTGATCGCCTCCTGAACCATCGTCCGTACCAGCTCCTCAGCCTCAGCGGACGTGATGAACGCGCCGGGGTTGTAGGTAATCTGGACATCGGCATCCAACTCAAGGGCAATCGAAATGGGATAGCGCCGAATGTCAATGCGGTTATCCTTGTAGGCATTGACCGGCTGCGGGCTGTCGCCCAGCGTTGCGTAGTAGAGCAGGATCTCCTCGGTGTCCTCGGTCTTGGCGAATACGCCAAACTCGCGGAGCCAGAAGCCCTCCTGCAAACCGCCGTTCAGGTCGTTGCGGTATTCGACCACCATGCTCAGTACGCCGTTCTCCACAGTCGCGACGGACGAAACGCCCTCCGCAACCGGAGTGACCAGCGCGACCATGTCGATAGGCTCAACACCTTCGGGCATGGCGCCAGAGCCGACCATGATGCGGGTGAACTCAATCGTCTTCCCAGCCATGAGGCTCGTAATGAGATTTCGGCCGGCGACTGTTACGGTTCCGCCATAGTAGCTCATTTCTGTGTTCCTCCTTCAATCGTTTTGTTGGACTCTGCTTTCGGGGCGCTCCTGCCCTCTGCCGTACTTTCTCGCTTCAAGCGATCCGCGACGGCTCGGAGGTTTTGGAGTTTCGTGCGCTTCGCAGCAGACCGTTGCGGTGAGGCCATCTTCCCCGACTTCATCACCATGTCGGTGATTCTCGTTTCCATGACGCTCTGAACCGCGCTTCCAGCGCAAACAGAGGTGTCATAGGACACTTCGCGCTCCTGATTGGGCAGCGTACTCTCCAAGACCGCCTGCAGACCGGCGCCCAGATGGAGTTTGAAGCCAAACTTATAGTCTCGCTCGACGCCGGGGAGCGTGTCCTCGGCGATGGTCGAATACCCGCCCCTGACGTACACATGGGCACGGTAATCAATATCGCGTTCGAGGATGGGCAGCAGCGTTTCCGTGACGGCAAAGCCGAGGCCGCTCAGAATGTAGAGCTTTGCCGTCTCCATCTCGGTCTTCGTCCGAGCGTAGAGCTTCAAGGTAACGCCAGCGGCGCGGAGCAGCGGCGTGGTGAACAGCGGCGTCGTATCGACGGTGCCATCCATTTCGCCGGTATCAAAAATCATCGTCGCGGGTTCTGCAGGATCTTCCTTGTAGTACAGAGGCCGATCCCAGAACATCCGAAACGCCTTGATGATGTCCGGGTAGGTGCAATCGCAGGTGTTTTTCAGGATTTTGTAAATCAGATACCGACGGTAGGTTTCGTCGTCGATGACCTCGAACGGGATCGGGTCGCCAGCGAGCTTGCCGGCCTCCATTCTGGTCATCACGACGATGTCACCGACACCGTCCAGTTGCTTGCCAACGGCTGTATGTACTCCCCTGTCCTGCCGAAGCTGGTCGTAGAAGTCATACACCTGCTGAAGCTGGGCGCCTATGACTTCCATGAGCGCCTCGATATTGGCCTTGCCCCGGAACTGCTCGACAAGGTCGTTTTTCAGGGTCGCTACATAATCAGCCATCAATCTCCACCTCGATCATCTCCTCCTTGGTGTAGGCCCGCTGACGCGCCGTAATGTTCTTACTGCGGTCGGGGTACTTGGAGGGTTTTTCATCGGAGGCGTCCGCCGAAGCGTAAAGCTGAATGTCGATATAGCTGATGCCCGAGCAGGCTTTGTAAAGCTGGCTCATGAACTGCTGCGGAACGACATCCTTGCCAGCATCCAGAGCGTCCATGTTCTCCAGGACGACCTCTCTCAGCAGGTCAACGTAGTTCGGCGGCAAAGCCTCGGAGCGGTTGAGCGCGATGCCCAGGCGGAACCATGTGTAAATCGTCGTCGGCCGATTGAACCGGATCGTGATTTCCTCGTCGTACTCACCGGGCAGAACCACGACGGTCTCGCCGACCGTGTTGATGCCGCCCGCTTTATTGGCGAGGATCTGCTGCGCGATTTCCTTCGAGTCGCCGCCATCTACCACGATCTCGACGCTGTGAGGCGGGCGGACGATGTCGCCCGCAGGCGTTTCGGTCACGTCCTTCACGTCCAGATAGGTGCCGTCCACATACCATTGGTGCGTTGCGTTCTCATACGGGGCGACGCTGCGGACGCCCTGCACGTTCAGCAGGATTGCGGAGCGGATGCTCTCAAGCATATTGCTCGAACGGTTGAAGATTTTGTCCGCGTAGGACTGGCGGAACTCAACGTCCGTCTCTTCGTCACGGCCCGCGATGTAGCCGCAGAGGTTCTCGACGGCCAGCAGGCCAGCGTCGGCGTTGACGATGTTCGTAATGACCCCGCCAGGAATCAGGATGTCGCCGTTCTCTTCGGTGCCGAAGGTGATAATCGACGTCACCGTCTCCGTGGTCAGGTTCTCGGAGAGAATCAGCACATTGTTCGAGGCGATGTCTGCCGCCTCGATGTTCAGGAACTCATTCGTCTCGTCCACGGAGGCCGTGAACTTCTCGTCGGTGATGGCCGCCGCGATGCCTTTCAGCACCGTGAGCGTGTCCGCCGCCGTCGGGCTATAAGAAAACACCGCGCCATTGATGGCTACGGTGTAGACGCTCTCTGTTCCGAGGGACGCGATTTTGATGCAGGCACGATTGAACGACGTACGGCTGATTTCTCTCGTGTCCGTGATACTCAGATAGGTTGTCGGGTTCGTTGCGGAGGAAATCCTCGTACCAGCGGCCAGCTTCGTGCCGTCCTTGCCGGTACAATGAATCGGGTAGTACGACTTCGCGGCCGCCTCACGGGTGGAACCGCCGTACTGGGCGGCATTGTCGAGGCTCCGCCCCTCTGCAGTGGCCGGGTACTGCGAGAAGTACACCGTTTCGCCGAACTCCCAGAGGTCGGCGATGGCGTCGGCCACGTTCGTCAGCAGGTGGTTCAGCAGGGACTCGGGGTTCTGGCGCGTATTCACGCCCCATTTCTCAGACAGGCCCGAGTGCATCTCTTCCAGAATGACATCCAGCCGCTTGATATTCGGCCCCTGTGGGGTCAGGCCATAATCAGCCATACAGCGTTACCTCCTCTCTAAACGTGTCCTCTCCTACGGTGACGGTGTAGCGGAACGTCGCCGTTCGCTTTGCCGGGTTGTAATCGACCGATGTGACCGTCGCCGCTTTGACCTCCTTCACTTTCAGGATCTCGTCTCTCACGAGCGTTTTAATCTTGATGGTGTTCGGGTTCTTGATGAACACTTCCTCGAACCATGGGAAGCCCAGCTCAGGGCCGAGCCGCCACTCGTCATAAATCCAGCGCAGCCGAATCATTACGGCCTGTCTGACGCTCTCCGTCGTGGAGATGTCGCCATTCTTGGAGATGGCAATATCGCCGTCCTCATTCAGTCTGATGTCTAACACGGTGAATACCCCCTCCCAGAAGTAGTCTGGAATCGCCAGAAATCACCCAGACGGTGTCGTAGCGCCTCATGGGTGTAGATTGTTGCTTTCGCCTGAAAACTCGCAGTGGCCTTCTACGGGCCTAATACGACAGGCTGCCGGTCACAGTCAGGTTGCCTTCAACGGTGACTTCGGGCGCAGAAATCGTTACAGAACCGCCCTTGACCGTAAGCCTCGTTCCCTTGACATCGACGATGACCGCATTTTGGGCGCAGGCATCCGCAACCACGGGGTTCCCTTGGGCGAACAGGCCGGGAATACAAATCGCGTTCGTCATGTCGAAGGCCAGATCCGTGCTGGTTTCCTGCCCGTACTGCCAGTAGTCGAGGCTCTGCTCTGCCACCACCAGAAGGCAGCTATCTCCGGGCTTGACCGGAAAAGCGACTGTTGCGCCCTGTGCGTTCCCCTGTGGGAATGCGACCGGAACGCCGGTGACTTGCGGGAAATCCATCGTCTTCCCGTCCGGTTTCTTGAACTTCATCGCGGGCTTGACCGTTGCGATGCCCTTTGCGGCGTCAAAGCTGACGATCTGCCCCGGCATGGCCGTATGGATGCCGCGAAGCCCACGCTGGACGGTGTTTTGGATCTCCTGCACAAACTCCTGCATCATTACCCCTGCACCTCCATAAGTCGCGCCGTGCACGTCCAGTCACCGGAGATGTTATCCCCGGCCTGCGTCAGCTTGGCGACGCGGAAATAACCCGTGACGGTCTTGCTCTCCAGCTTCACATAGTCGTCAATGTGGATGGCCCCGTTCAGAAAGAACTCGACCTCCCACCCGATGCTGGTCTTATCGCTTGTTTCGGAGTTGGCCTCGGTGACGCGGGCAGGGATGCCCAGCAGCCCAGAGTCCTCAGAGAGAACGAAGACCTCACGGCTCATGACATCCCCCGGCTTCTTGACCTGCATGACGCCGTTCTGCAGACTCCACACGAGGCCGCAACAGGCGCATCCCTTCGTCATGATGTCGCGGGCAAGGCCGACAAAGCTGAAGCCGTTGGCAATGTCGGCAAACTCGGCATTGTACGAATACGTCACCGCTACGCCCATTTGGTTCGCCACGTCGTCGAAGATGGTCTTCCAGTTCACCGTACCCACATACGAAATCGTGACGTAGGTATCGCGGATCTCGACGAGGTTGTCTACCACCTCGATCTCCGTCTTGCGGTCTGCGCCGTCGTGGGTCGTGATGCAGTTTGTGACGATGCCGGCAAAAATCAACGGCATACGGCTTCCGTAGCCCGCCTTCAGGGACAGGACGCAGTCCTTTTCGTCCAGAGTGGCAAGGTGCTCCTTGTTTAAGTTCCAGACGGTCACGCGCCCCGTGTTCTGCGTTTCAAGGTCGGTGCGCTCAATGGAGAAATTGATGTGCAGCGGGACGGGCTGGCTCTTCGACTTCTCGCCGATCTCGAAGCCCATGCCGCCGGCTTTACCTGCAGCCAAGCGATACTCTCTGTCGAAGTTCGCAGACATCAAAATCCCCCCTCTCGTTTTACAAACGACTTTGCTCAAAAAGCAAAATCACGAAAAATAAGCAAAGAAAACACGCTCGTGCGTTTGCAAAACGCACACCAAATATATTTACTGGTTAGGTTAGATTACGGTATAGGTTACGGTTACGGTTACGGTTACGGTTATGCGTGGACTGTCCTCGGATTTCATGTGTGACCGTCCCACGGAGCGTCCGCGGACAGTCCGTAGGACGGATAGAAAAGTGGGTCAGTCGCTATCTTCCGCAGGGCAGAATACGAAACTGGCCTTCCCGTCGAGAAAATCATTCCTCCCGATGTGCTCCAGCTTGGTCATCACACCGAAAACACCGCTCGGCAGCGCGGTCACGCCGTAGAACAGGTTCATCGGGAACCTCGGCACAATCTTGATGCCAATGACGATGGGTTGGCTCTGCGTGTCGTAGAGGCCGAACTTCCAGAAGCCGCCGCGGTCGTTCCATGTGAACCGAATCAGATACGCCTTTCCATTCAGAACGACACGGCTCATGCTGTCGTTGAGGTCTGGGACTTCGATGATCGTGTATTCCATCTCGTTTCCCTCCTCATGAAATCAGGCCGATTGACTTTGCGGCACCATAGAGGATGCTCGACTTGCTGTTGCCGGAGCCGCTGCCGGAGCCGCTGCCAGAGCCAGAACCCGAACTGGAGCCGCCGGAGCCTGAGCCTGAGCTTCCACTACTCCCGCTGGATGTGTTGGCAGTGCCTGCAGAAGCGGCGGTCGCGCCGCTCTTGCCGTAGCTTGCAGGGATGGTCGTTGTCCGTGCTGTCGTAATGCGAATCTTGCGGAACGAAATCGGGATCTCGCGGGCGTATCCTACCTCGGCGCTCTTGCTGATAGTCAGGTTCTCAATCGCCATGCTGGTGTAGGTTGCATCGCTGGTGACGATTGTGACCGGCTCAGCAGCATAGTACAGCTCTTCCAGCCGCTTTGTGACCTGCTCAACGCGACCGCGTCCGCTGTGACTTCTCCATGTGACCGGAGTATCGGTGACATAGAGAACCATGTTCAGCGTTTCGGCGCCGTGGATGATCGCGTCGCTGACGGAGAAGCCGCTCTCAACGGCATACTCAGGAACGGTAGCCTCGTAGCCATGCTCCTCACTGATAAGCGCGTCGAACTCGATGCCTGCAATGGTGACAGGTCTTTTTGCTCTTGCCATCTACGTCACCTACCTTGCATACGCGAGGGCGCGGGCCATCTCGCCCGTAGAGTCGCCTGCGGCCTTATCCATCGCCGCTGCGGACTTCTGCTGGCCGGCACGGTCGCCCTCGAACTTGTTGTTGATGTTCACGTTCTGCACGACGCTCTTGCTGACGCTGTTGCTGCCCATAGCCGTCCGCGCCGTGGTGGGGCTGGCTACGTTGGCCTGCGCCATGATGGACATATCGCCCGTCAGAGCGCCGAGCGCATCGCGTACCTTGGCCTTGCCCGCGCTGATGCCCTTGGTCATCAGGTCAATCATGTCAGGCATATAGGTGTGGAAGTCGCTCAACGGGCCTTCATCCGGTTCGGAAAAGCCGAGGAAGCCCTTGATCTTGCTGGCGACGCCGGAGACTGCCTCTCCGACCTTACCGACCGCGCCCTTGATGCCCTCGACAATGTTGTTGATGATGTCAGCACCCCACTGCAGGGCCTGAGCAGGCAGACTCTTGATCCAGTCGATTGCGGCGGTGAAGCCGGTCACGATGCTGTCCTTGATGTTTCCAATCGTGCCGGTGATGCCCGACAGGATATTCGTAAACGCCGTCGTGATGGCCGTCCAGATGTTGGTGGCGACACCGGATATGAACTCCCAGATCGTCGAGAACACCGTGGAGATGGTCTCCCAGACGGCGGAAACCGCACCGGACACCGTCTCTTTGATGCTGTTCCACACGCTGGAGAAGAACGTGCTGATGCCTTCCCAGATGCTCGTGAAGAAGTTCCCAATCGACGTGAAGATGTTGACGAAGAAATCCTTGATGGCCGTCCAAATGCGAATGGCAAAGGCTTTGATTTTATCCCAGTTCTTGTAGAGCAGGATGCCTACGGCAATCAGGGCCATAATCGCCAGAATCACAAGGCCGACAGGGCTGGACACGAACGAGATCACCGCCGAGACGCCTTTCACGACCGAAGTGACCGTTCGCACCACGGCGATGACGGTCTTGACGGCAGCTACGACGCCTATGATGACGGCGATGATTTTTGCGATGGCCTCGCCGACCTTCACCCACTTATCCGTGTCGATGTTGCCGTTCGCAATCTGGTCGGCAAGGTTTGCGAACTGCGGGGCGATTTTATCTATAATCTTGCCGATGGCCTCGAACACCGTCTTGATGACGCTCCAGATGCCTTGAAAAATCGGGATCGCCACATTTTTGATGCCCTTCCATACGGCGGTCAGAATGGTCTTGATGTTCTCCCAAATCTTGATGATGTTGGCGCGGAACTTATCCACGTCAACGCCCGCCCTTTCAAGCAGGCTTCCGAGCAGGGAGTTGTTGCCCTGCATGAAGTTGATGAAATCCTCCACCAGCAGAGCAACAATGATGATTTTTGCCGCCATCAAAAGAGCTTCTTTGTTGACTCCCTTTAGCCCCTTGATGATGGCTGCCACACCACTTGTAATCTTGTCGAACTTGAACGCGAATAGTAGTGCGCCTGCCGCAATGGCCAGTAGTTTCAGCAGATTCCCAGATCCGCCGAGCTTGTCGTTGAGCCATACGACAGCATTTCGGACGCGGTTCATGACGCGCATTGCTGTGTCGGAGAACTTCACCATCGCATTGGCGATAGTGTTCGTCACTCCAAGCGTACTGTCCATCTGCGTCAGCCAGAGTCCCCATTCGCTTCGGATGACGGTCAAGGCGTCTGTGATTCTGTACTGTACGCCTCCAAACTTTTGCTCAATGGTGTTGGCATTGTCTACGAACGCAGCCTTCAGATCTGCGACCGTCATAGTTCTGGACGATGCCATCTCTTCCAGTTTATCGGAGGTCGTGCCGAGCTTCTTGTTGAGCAGTTCTACCGCTTCGGGTGAACGCTCCAAAAGCTGGCTGATTGTTTCGCTGTCAACATAGCCCTTGGCGAAGGACTTGTTAATTGCCTCCATAAGACCGGCAATATCTTCATTCGTCTTACCGGCGGACTTAAACAGCATTGTTGCCGCATTATTGAACTTGACCGCTTCGTCGATGTTGCCAAACAGCTCTGGGCTTTCGTGCACGAGGTCGGAAATCACTCCTGCAGTTTCCGCATAGCTGCTTCGCGTTTGCCGAGCAGACTCCATGATTTTCTTCTGAATCTCAGCTTGGTCTCCGAGCGCGGCGGTTGAGTTCTTGACCTGTTCATTGACGCGCCCGAACTCTTCCACGAGGGCGTTGATCTTGGTCAGGCTGAACCCGATGCCGATTGCGCCGAGAAGTTTCGTCGCGGTGCTCTTGATGTCAGAGATTGTTCCGTTGACTTTTTTTACGTCGCCTTCGCGTACTTTGAAGCCAACCTCGTTGATAAACTTCACAATCGTCATGAGCAATCGCCCTCCTTTCATGGCAGATTTTACCGCTCCGCGTTGACCGTACCGCTCAAAGCTGATAGAATATCACTCATAAGCCGCAAGGCTATAATTCAGAGAGGAGCACACGATCATGGCAAACACGGTTCTCGCCGGTGATTACAGCGGCCTGATTTCGTTCAAGGGCGACAAAAAAGGGCTTCTCATTACCGAGAACAAATTCTTCGGTGCGAAGAAGACCTTCATCAACAAGACTACCGTAGACCACTACGAGCTGGTCATGCAGGAGGGCAATTCCAGCATGGGCAGCGGCGTGGCCCGCGGCGCTGTTGGCGCAGCACTCTTTGGCGGAATTGGCGCCATCGCTGGAGCTAACTCCGCCAAAAAGAACAGCGATTACACTGTCTCAATCATCTTCAAAGACGGGACTAAGGCTTTGTGTTCTCTTGACGCCGACAACTACAAAGCCCTCGTCCGCATCATGTACTGAGGTGCAAATGGAAAAGCTCGCTCCCACGCGGAGCGGGCTTTTTATCTACCCATTTCGGCCTGCATCTCCTCGGCTTGGAACCGCTCGATGTCCCTGTCCATGCTATACAGCGCGTACAGCTTCAGAGCTTCGTCGAGGGTGTAGGCTTCGTCCAACTCGGACTTCGTGGCAATACCCGCTTTGATAAGCGAGTACATTCTCAGCTCAAGCTCGCTGAAGCGTCCGAAGTCGAAGTCTCCCCATTTTCGGATGTCGGAGTCCCCTTCCGCAGCTTGTCGATAAGGCTGCCAGATTGGATTCCGACTCTCTTGAAAAAACCCTTGAAGTTCAGCTTGATAACTTCGTAGCACAGGATGAACATATCCTGCAGTTCGCCGCAGAACACCTCGTCGGCAAGGTCTTTATCCAGAATGACGGTGTTGCCGTCGGTGTCCTCGCCCTGAACGCTGATATTCTGCTGGTCGATCAGCAGGCGGCGCATCATGCGCTCGACCTTGTCACCAGAAATCGTAGAGAGTGCGCTGCTGATGGCAGGCATAGCCTCCTCAATGTCCATATCCAGCGGGTTCGCTTCGGTGCCAGAGTCGTTGTCTCCTGTGTCGAGGCCGCCAAACAGCGGGGCGATGCCCGCCAGAATCGGGGACAGCAAGGCGGCCAGTTCACCGCTGATGTTCGCCGCCGCAAAGGCGCCGAACGGGCGGATATAGAACGTGTTCTCCCCGATGACCTTCTCAATCGTCTGCATTCTTCTCATAGTTCATAACCCCCTCGTTATGTACGGTAGAGGCCGCCCTTTACGGACGGCCTCTTTGCGTTGCTTACTCGGTCAACTCGCCAGAGCCGGTGTGCAGCTCCCACTCGCGGTTGTTGGACTCTTTGCCGAAGCCGCGGGATGCGGGCTTGGCGGGCCATGCCGCGTCGGAACTGAACACCATGCCGCCCTTCAGGTCTTTAATCAGGATCGGGAACATACCGTCGCCGGTCTGACGGTCCTGCTTGAAGCGGTTCTGCAGGAAGCTGTTCGTCTCGGAGGTCTGCAGCACGGTCAGCTTCACGATGTAGGTATCATCGGGGCTGATGCTGCGGACGATCTCGCCGTCGCAACCGACCTTCTTTGTGACGCCGTCGCCGTTCGGGTCGATGGTGATAAAGCTGTCGTCGGCGTAGCCGGCAACAATGTGGTTGCCGAGCGCAATCGTGACTTCCTTCGGGTTGTAGGTCTTGATCTTACCCATCTCTCAGTTCCTCCTTCCTTACAGTTCGTAGGTCAGGCTGCCCTTGAGCTCGGCGAAGTGGATCGCGCCGGCCAGTCTGGCCTTGAACTTGCACTTCGTCAGTTTGCGGGATGCCTTCTCGGACGCGGACAGGCTGGCAGCCAGAGGAACGGACGTGACGTAGCCGGGAATCTCGGTGCCATCCTCGTCGAACTCACTCTCGGCGATGCCGCCGGCGTCCTGACCGGATTTCAGCGAGGCAATCATCTGGTTCTGCACCAGAGAGATACCTGCATCGGTGTACGGCACCTTCGGGCGGGTGACGAACAGATTGACAACACGAAGCTGCATATCGTTCTTCAACCAGTCGCGGAACCGGATGATGTCCGCCCACTCGTTGCCGATGACCTTGCCGTTCATGCTCAGGTTCTTGCTTCCGACCGTGATGAAGTAGTTCAGGCTCTTGTCGGCCAGAGCCTTCATCTCCGTGCTGGTCAGCTTGGACGGGTACACAGACGCAAGCTGCTTGAAGGCGGTCGTCTCGCTACCGGACTCGTAGTTCAGCCACTTCGCAACGAACGCCACGTTGATGTAGCGGTTCGCGGGCGGGATGTCCTCGTCGGCCTGATCCGTAGTCTCGCGGCCGTAGACGCCCAAAGTGCGGAAGTAGACGTTGCCGACAGACGGCTGTACCAGATCCTCACCGTCCTCGCGGACGGTGCCGGGGGCTGCGAAGCAGTCCAGCTCCGTGTAGCAGAAGAGCTTCTCCTGCGTTTCCATGTACGCGGCGATCTCCTCGTACTTGGTGGGGTCAACGCCCGCGGTGCAGAGCACGTACCAACCGGAGGTAGCCAGAGCGCGGGCAATAGTCGTTGCCGGGGTCTCCAGTTCGGTGTCCGGGGTGTTGGCAGGCTCATTGTCCTCGGCGGCCTGCGCGGCAGGTGCGTCGGGGTTGGGGTACGAAATAGCCACGGTGTAGAGCACCGCAGTACCGCCGACCTTGTTCACCTCGACGGTGAACTGCTCCTCGTCGCCCTTATCCATCTTCTTCAGGCGGCTCCACACGGGGCAAGCCTTGAAGCTGGCACCGTCTGTAATGGCGGTGTCCTCGATGGTCGCGGTATAGCCGTCGGCGATCAGCGCCGCCAGCATATCGAAAAGGCCGGTGTTCTTGACGCCGGTGATTGGGCCGTCCAGAACCATGCTCAGCTTGCGGGCAGACTCCTTGAAGGAGATGGCGCAGCCGGTAAGGCCCTCTTTCTTGCCCGCATACTGCGCGACCGCAGCATTGGTGTCCTTGATGGTCTGGCCGGCCACAACAGCGCCTTCGGAGAGCTGCTGAACAGCGATATACACCGCCGTCGGGCGAGGACTCTGAGCGAAGGCCACGCTTGCAGCAAGGCCGACGGGGTCGGCATCCGCGCCGCTTGTGACGAAGCCGGCGTCTTCCACTTCGCTGATGTCAGAGTAAACCCCAACGCGGGCCGGGGACTTGGCGCCAGTCTTCGGCGCAGGACCCATAATCAGCAGATTGTCGAAGCTGGTATCATCCACAATCGGGGTTGCGATGTCGATGTCTACCGTGGCAATCATGTCGTAGTTCTTACTCATTGCCTGTTTCCTCCTTTATCTCAACTTCGGTGAAGTAGCCGGTTTCTTCCTTTGCCAGCTCTTCGGTTCCGCCACCGCTGGCGGACGGCTCGAATGTCGGAACGACGATAGGCTCCTCCTCGTCGCCCCAAGGCCCGGACTTGCTATCAGTCTCAGGCGGCTCGGTAGGCGTGTAGGTCGGCTCCTGCGTTTCCGGGTCTTTCTCGCCTGTGGGGTACTGCAGGCTGCTTTCCAGCAGCGCCGTGGAAGCTCCCACTGCCTTTTGAGTAAAATAAAACTGAACCGTCAGGCGCGAACGGAACTCGTAGCTCGTATCGTTCACAACACCTGTCAGGTTCAGCGCATCGCCGTCAATCAGGATGCTCACATCGTTCTGATGGCTCCATTGGACGGTATGCTCGGAATTGAGGAAGTCGGCAAAGGACAGCATATCGTCCACCGCGTTATCCTCGTATGCCACGACCTTCCCTGATACTTCATCGACGACCGGCGAACCGTTCGTGAACAGATCCACCGTGATCGAGAAGCGGGAGAGGTAATGCCCGACGACCTCGCCATCTACGAATGTGTAGTTCGGAGCCTGCGGGCGGTGGACGTTGCCGGGGGTCAGCACCACAAGCGGCTCTTTTTGCTTGGCTGTGCGGCTCTGATTGGCGAATACGACGTTGGCGCCGCCGAAATACTGCTGGGTCAGAGCGCGGAACAGCTCCTTGGCCTGCCCTACTCTCATGGCGTATCACCTCCGTCGGTCGGCTTTGCGAGCGACAAGAAGCCCTCCTCGTCAATCACCAGCCCGGAATCGTCCTTGATGCGCACCACACCGACGGTGTCTGCGGACGCAATGGGGAAATTCGTAATGGGTGGGGTCTCCTGCTGGGTCTTCCCCGCTGTTGCTGGGTCATCCTGCGGCGGGTCTTCGATGTCCGAAGCCCGTGCGCCGTCTGTCGGCACGAGGCAAAACTGATAGTTCAAGTGCGACAGCACCGTATGATCCCACGGCTGGGCGGCGGTACACTCGTACCAGTCGCCCATGTAGTACAACAGGTCGCCCTTGATGCCGGTAGCTTCGCTGGCCGGTATCAGCACATCGGTTCCGTGGCCTTCCAGATGCTTCATCTTGCGTTCGCCCTCAGGCAGCGCAAGCATCGCATCCGAACCCATCGGGTGGATATGCAGACTGGCAACAAAGTCCTCGTGGTCTGCGGTGATGTAACCGCGAATGTTCTGCGGCTCTTTGAACCGGCGTACCCAGTATTTCTTGTTGAACAGCGTAATGTTCACGGTCAATCACCTCGTTCCTTGATGACGAAGTCAACCGACTGCCTCATGTGGCCGGTGTCTATCAACGGCTGCTCGGACTTTTTCTTCTTGATGGTGGATGGCTTATTCGCCACGAAACCGCCATCGACGATCTCCTGCTGCACAAGGCCCTTGCAGAAGACGCCCAAATCCTTGAGGGCCTTTTCAGTCGTGCCGCCCTCGGCCAGCGTCTTGTTGACCTGCTCACAGGCCGCTTTCAGTTCGGGCTCGTGGTTCTCGAAGCTCTGTCGCATGAACGGTCTGGCTGGGCTGTCAGAGGTGCCGAGTTCGTTGTACGCGGCCACGTCCGCAAGGGATGTGCCGCCTTCGTAGGTCTGGCCCTCTTGGAACCCGACCTGCACTTCAAGCCGGGAGAGCTTCTGCAGTTGCTCGAAATACCTTCTGCCCTCAGGCGTCAGGTCTGAAATGCTCAACGCCATTACGGTTCCTCCCTGTCAACAGAGAGCGTCCCGTCCGGTTCCAGCTTCAAGCCAGAGCCGGGGCGTACCTTGATGCCGCCGAGGACGGCGTCAGAGGCGACAGGCACGATACACGGATTGTTCTTCCCTTTGCCGCCAGAGCTGTCAAGCTCACCGCTGCAATGGATTGGGACAATAACCATCCGTCGGAGTTGGAGAAATTGAACGCCGTAAGCGGTCAAACCGAGTTCGGCATCCGTTGCGAGGTTGGAACTCTGATTCGCCCCGAAGCTGATGCTGCTCCCGCCCTCGGACACGCTTCCAACAGCGAAACCGATGCCGATAGCGCCCATATCTCCGAGCGGATTCTCGCCATACCCGGCCATCTTCAGCTTGTGGCAGACGAGATAGGCAATCGCCTGTTCATACAGCTTCCCGAACTGCTTGCGGCTCACCATAGGGCGAACCATCTCCACCCAAAGGTGAAGCTCCGCGTCGGTCAGGGAGATGAACTCTTTCCCGATCAGTCGGATGTACTGGATGGCCTTCATGGCGCTCACTCCTTACTTGTTCTCGTCGGCAGCCTTTGCGGCAGCGGCCTTCTTGGCGGCGTCAGCCTTGGCCTTATCCTCTGCGGCCTTCTTGGCAGCAGCTTCCGCCTCAGCCTTGGCCTTCGCGTCAGCTTCGGCCTTTGCCTTGGCTTCTGCCTCGGCCTTCACCTTGGCATCCTCTTCCAGCTTTCTCGCAGCAGCCTCTTCGACAGCCTTCTGGAAGGCGGCCTCGCTCTCGTCGGTCTCCAGCAGCCCCTTGGCGATGAACGCCTGAATGGCGGGCAGCTTGAGGGTGGCCTCGTTGATGTCCATAGACGCATCGGGCATGAGGATCGTCGTGCCGATGTTGATAATCTTGGAGCCCTTATTTCTGATCTTCATGATGAACCTCCTGTTATTCGTGGGCTGCCGCAGGGTGGCTCCTCGACAGCCTGACGTTATTCTCGATTGATGCAAATGTTATGGGGAGATTGCCGCGTGGCAACCTCCCCACAAAAATTTTCCCCTCTTAGGACACGCCGACCGCGATCAAAGCGGACAACGGGTAGTAGACGATGACGCCAGCGGTGCGGGCCTCGCAGAGAATGATGGTCTCCAGCTTCTCGACCTGCAGGGGGTACTGGTAGAACGGCATCGGGTTCTCCAGAGTCAGCTTGCGGGGGTCGTTCTTGAACAGGAACGCCACGCCCTGGGGGTTGCCGCTGGTCGCGTAGGGGTTGGTCTCGGGAGAGTCGGCATCCAGCTCGGCGGTAGACACGACGTTCTTGATGTACGGAGCGTGCTCCTGAATGAACGCCAGAACCGTAGTGCTGGTGTCGGGAATGCGGCGGGATGGAGATGAGCGAGCGGGTGCCGGAATTGGGCTTGGTCAGC